CGCGGTGTGAAGTCTGCGAATCTGGCCGGTCTTTGCACCTCGCAAATTTCAGTTTGGTAGCCATTGGCCCCAATCATCGCATCGAGACGCGATTTCAATTCGAGTGCTATGGATTCGACAACTGCTACCGGCATTCTAAAACTAGCATCCCTTCGTCGTGACTCAGCAGTTTCAGTATCGATCTTCGCTTCGGTGCTTCACCTACGCGATTCGGGAACGCTAATTCATCCCCGCCTAAGTTTATTTCGTCGCTTGCAATTCCGCTCGACTGATCGTTGGCAACGTGCACCTCGAATAGAGGGTAAACAACATTTCCATCTTCCGGCAAGACGCCGAGTGCTTCGCGTATCACAACTGCCTTTATCTCCCTGGATCGACCGTTACGTTTATAGTAAACAATCGATTCCGCGAAGTCATCAGCGTTGCAAAATACGCTCTCGGCATCTTGCTTAATCAGGTCGTGCAGTGTCACTTACTAGGCTCGCTTGCAAGTGACCTTGACGTAATCAACAACAACAGAATCCACGTTGGTATTCGCGGCTTTCTGTAGTTGGATGATCGGCTGCAAGCCAGAGCTATAGCCGCTCATATCGAAGGTCGTGCCGGTTGCGACTCGGCGTCCATCGATGTAGAACTTGACGTCTTGCTTTCCGCCAGTGAAGTCGATCACGAATTCCTTATAGGTCGTGCCCAAGGTCGTCCCGGTGGAAACGTCGTCATTGTCCCGAGTTCCGTCGTCAGTCTCGACGTAAACGAGAGTCGTGCTGTTCGCACCTTCCATGCGGAACCATGCGTTAGCCGCTACGCTGTCGGCTGTGTCGTTGCGTGCCGAGCCAACACCAAAGCAGAGGATCGATCCGCTGGTGAAGGTTGCTGCACCGATCTTCACTCGCATCTCGATCCGCTGGATCAAGTCGATGTCGAAGTCCAACGCGTCGTTGAAGTGAGGGCAAACGTTTTCAATTTCACTGGTAGCCGCCAAGGTAACGGTAAGTTCCGAAGTGCCCTTCGTGTAGGTCGGCGCACCCGCTGAGGAAGTGTCGTCGACTAGCCAAGCGGTGGCTGGATCTGCCGATGTGGGAAGCGTTGCAACGGCTCCATTGAAGTCGTCGTAGAAAATCTGGAAGTCTCGAATATCGCTCATCATCAATTCCTTTGCTTTGTTTGTTCGTTTGAAAAAAAGGCCCCAACCCAATCGAGTTAGGGCTGTGTGTCAATCAGTCAATCGACTAGGTGCGATTACCGAAGATTCCGCGATGATCGATCACCGCACACCCGAAGGTCTGCCGTACCTTGTAGAGGTAGACGTCTCGGCTCATGTCCCAATCGTTCTCAAGTACTGGGGCCTCTTCGCCACTCAAGAACGAGAGTTCCATTGTGTCGACTTGAGAGTTATCAGCGATTGCGTACCAATTGGTCGTGCTGTTCGCATCGAGCAACGCCGTAGCAACGACCTGCAACGGTCGAACGCCATTGACGCCGTAGATGTTCACCACACCCTCATTCCCGTTGCTCTGTGCGTAGGATTGGCTGTTAACCAACTCCAATGCACTTGCTGCGTAGTTCTGCGGAACTAGCAACACTCTTGGCGAGAGGTTGAGGATCGACCCATTAAGGCCAGTCTGCAAGCTCATGAAGCGGAATGCTTCGTTGAGCGTTGTTACGCTCGGGGCCGCTGGAGTCGTGTTGGTGATGTTGCGTCCGCTTGGGTGAGAAGCAGAGAACAACGCGAAACCATCCGGCATCGTTGGATTGCTCAAGAAGGTGTCATAAACAACTCGCTCTTGAGTGCGTCGAGCGGCTTGCCCCTGCATCGAAGGGATGCGGGAAAGTGCGTCGAGGTCGTCGTTGATGACGGTTTCCCAAGTGACTGAGAATTCCGCACCGAACTTGTCAACCTTGTACGACTTCTTTTGATCGCTCAATCCCTTTTCGGGATATGCCTTGCCCTCTGGAACCATTTCCAAGTTTGGGTACTCGGAAAGCTGCGACCGGTTGATCGCTTTGAAGTCGTCAACGCTGGCCGCTTGGCGAACCCACAAAGCCCAAGTGAATGGTGCTTCGTCGTAAGCCGCTCGAAGCGTCTTATTGACGGCATCCTGCAGGATGTTCTGGAATGATCCGGTCGTGTGATACGCATCGGATCGACGAACGCGGAGGCGATTGAACGTCCCTGCGTGACCCATCGCCATGCGTGCTACGTCGCCCTTTGTGTGCTTCAATGGGTCGATACCCATTCGTCGAACGCATTCTTCGGCAAGTCGGTACAATCCGACATTGCGAAACTCTGCATCACCTTGGGCAGTCGGTGCCTTGGTGCGATGGATGTTGCCTTGGAAGCAACGTTGAACCAAGCCAGCCTTTGCTGCTTGCTCGAACTTGTCGTGCTCCGATTCGGTAACGATTACGCTGCTGCCGATTGGTTGATTTGCCATCTGTCGAATAATCCTTTGCTGAGCGTCTTCCAGTGAACAACCGGAGTCAACCAACTCGTCAGCAAAGGAACGCTCAACCTTCGCTAGTTTGGCCGCTGCGTAAATCGATTTCTTTCGCTCGTCAATCGCTTTCAGTTGCCGTGCAACTTCGCTTTCGACTTTGTCTTCCGCTCGAACGACTTCAGGCTCTTTAGGCGTTTCGCCCTCTACCCTTGTCGCTTCCTCTGCTGGCTTATCCATGCCTTCCATCAACTCAACTTCGAGTTCTGGTTTCGCCATGTGATCCGCCAACCACTTAATGATCTCGTTTGCGTCGGTCATCCCTTCGGGTAGACCAAGAGACGAGAGTTGAGCCATTAGTTGCTCATCCATGCCTTCCTGCCTTTCTGCTTGGTCGTAAGACCGTCTGACCGTGGAATTAGGATCTGCACCCGTTGCACAGATACTCGCGTTGTGAGGCTCCCAAGCGGTTACAATCTCCGCTGGCCCTTCAACGATGACGCCACGTTTCGTCGTGTATGCTTGCCCTTCTGGTATGTAGATGCGATTGAGGATTACCGCATCAATCGAGAAGTCGTTCAGGTGTCCCTCTTGGTATCGAGTCGCAACAACTTGGCTTTCAGGGTCGGAGGCGAATGAAGGATCGCCAACCAGTTCACCGTCTTGTATTTCGATATTGCGAATCGATCCAAATACATTGCGGACTGTTCTATCGTTGTGCGAATCGACAATGGGAAGTTGGTTCTTCGCGTTGCGGAACTGAACGCCGTCCATCAATAAGACTTGGCGAACCATTCGACCGCGTTGCTCATCGTAGATCTCAATTGGTGTCTCGGTTGCAATGACCGCTCGACCGTCTTTAGGTGCCGAGAATGCTCGTTGAATCTTCGGGCTTGACGTGATGCGTTCAACCTTGTCCGCTGCTTGCATTTGTCGTTGCACCTTTTCGCTCCAAGTCTTTCCAGCGTCCCCGCCCCACAACGCCCACGCAATCCGACCGGCTGACGGGAATCCCTTTTGTCCTGGCTTCCAGCCCTCGCCCTGCTTGTCAACTTGATGCCGTGCGAAGTAACTAACCATGCGTCCAATAGTGTCTGGACTCATGTCCTTGCCGTTGCTCAAGTCTCTTGCTCTTGCAACGCCGACCGGAGTTCCACCGCGATTGTGTTCGCGTCTCCACTCTAGGCCCCGCCTAGCCTCTTCGCGGACGCCCTCTGGAGGCGTGAAGTCGATGCCTTCGTACTTCGCTCGCTCAATCTCTTCCGATGCGTACAATGCCGCGATTTGATCGCTAGCCGCATCCTCTGACGCATGGCATCCCATGAGTTGAGCGGTATCATCTTTGAGGACGCCCCACGGTCGCGAGATTTGGCAAGCGTCGGTCTGCTTGGTGCTATAGGGCATTGGTTACCTCGCTAACTACCTCTTGTGTTTGAGGCGATGGAGTTGCCGACTGTGCCGCACTGATTGCTAGTTGCTGTTCTTGTGGAGTGAGCAATCCCAGTTTCTTTTTCAGGTCTTGCTCTTTTTTGCGTTGATAGAACACCGCTCGCCATGATCGGCCACGACTGCCAAGTTCCGTTTGGTAGTCGCTCATAAAGGAATCGATGGCATCCTTGGCCGCTGCCTGTTCGCTCTGAGGATCCACCCATTCCCATTCAGGGGTCTGCCATTCAACCGGGCTTGCTTTGCGTCGATCTGACAGCAAGTCGCTCGGAGCTGGAAAACCTCGAATTCCGCTGATCGATGCCGCATCAAAGAAAGCGTCCCAAGTCGGCTGGAGCATGTGCCGAATCAAGTATTGCTGCCAACAGCGAAACCGCCTTCGGTCTTCGAGTTGACTGGTGCGGCTCGAGCTGTAAGACGTCTGCGAATAGTCACGGGCTACCGTTTCGTAAGACAATCCCGTACCGACTGCAATCTGTCGAAGGATTAAAGCAATCCAAGGCTCCGCACCTGTAGCTGGTCTGCCCGGGTTGATGCCCTCAACGCTTTCGCCTGGGTTGAGTTCCATCACCATTCCTGGCTCAATGTATCGCTGCTTGTTGCCTGCCGAGTCTACAGGGCTTCCGCCGTCTGGATCCGCAAGATCGCCGAGAGGAGTTTCGGTCTTGATTGCCACCGTGAAGCATGACGCAACAGCCGATGCTTGTAGTTCGTTGTCGAGGTATGTGCCCAAGTCACGGATAGCCGCGACGACTGGAGCAAACCACGATACGCCCCGCGTCTGCCCTACTCGCTCCCTGCGGAATAGATGCATGATCTCCGACGCTGGTACACGCTCAGGCTCTCTTGTGTAGGAGTAGGGTTGCAATGGGTGATCTGGATAAATCCAGTAAGCAACCGGCCTGCCCGTGTCGTCAACTTCGACCCCGCGAATGATGCGGTTTTCGCCGTTGGCCGTCAGCCTCGATGCGTAGTTGTCTTTGTCACCCGCTAGCCGGTCTGCTTCGATGATCTCCAACGCCAATGGCACTGGCCGATAAATGCCGCGATAGACCGGCCCTGGCGTGCGAATCTTACGAATCAAGACCTCTCCAGCCTCGACTACTTCGCGTTGTGCAATCGACTGGATTTCCTCAAGCGTGTACTGTCCATTGATGTCGCATACTTCGCACCATTCCGCCCACACGCTGTCGCGTCGGTCGTTGATCTCTTCGATGTCATCTCCGGCTGGAGTCTCGAAGACCGATTGCGCTTTAATCCCGCATCCAACAACGGATGAAACTATGGTGTCAACAACGCCCCATGCGTAGGCATTGTTGCGGACAAGCTCCCGTGACCACGCCCTAAGCCGATCCGCTCCGAATGGGCCGAGTAACTCGGTGTCCGCTGGTTGATTCTTTGGCGTGCGTCCGCTCGATACTCTCGAAGGCTCTGCCCCTAGATAAGATCGAAGCACCTTTCGGGCTTGCATTCGTCGCAATGCTCGAAGCGGGCTTACTGCTTCAATCGCTTTGTCGATAAGTCGAGTAATCATCGGCGTGACCTCGACATTTTCGCAAGGCTAATTCCGCCGCTCGAAGTCTCCCGATTGACTTGCTGCTGCAACTGCCGACGCTCCTCAAAGAGAGTCGCTAGGTCGAGCTTCGTGACCGTCCTAGACCCAATCGAATACGAAGACGCCCCACCTGTTAGGAGGGCTTCGATTGCTGCGTCGATGAGTGCAAGTAGACTCGCTGCTGTTGCCATGTAACTAGCATGGCGAAACTATCGCTAGTTGCTAGTTCGCAATACAATTGCAATTGTAAACAGACGGAAAATCAATCGCCTTCTTGCGCCCAAGTATTTCCGCAGAATCCGCATTTGCAATATCGTATTTTTCCCTTCTTGGCGTAGACTCGGCTGAACTGTTGACGAGGTGGACGCGATGTAATGCAAAGCGTGCAATCTCTCGGCGTGAACTCTCTTGGCTTAGGTGCTTCCTCGACAACCTGAACCGATTCCGGTTGGTGATCGCCGTTCGTGTGCTCAACCGCTGGATTCTGCTTCTTGCTCTTCGCCATCCTAACTCCTCCTCTTTGGTATCCATCCGCCTTGCCGAGTCTTAAAGTTACCATGCTGGTAACGCTTTGGCTGTGGCTTTGGTTGTGACTGCTTTTGATCGCCGCTTACCGTCTTCGGCTGAACCTCAATCTCCGACGGTGCTATTAGTTTAACACCGCACGCCTCACCCGCTGCTGCCGCCATGTACGTTGCATCGAGCCAGTGGTTGTTTGTGTCTTTTACACTCCAGTATGTCTTGGCTCCCTTACCTTCGGTGAACTTCGTAACCAACTCTTCCGCTGCGATGTGTTGAGCGTATTGGCTATGCCGCTGGTTTTCATCGAGGGAGAAGAGCGAAAGTGATCCACGCCGAATCATGTTCGATTCGTCGAATGTCGGCGTCATGAATCGCTCATGCACGAACTGTTTCCAATACGAGGTATCAAGCTCGTAGAGCCACAGACCGCCGTTGGGTAGTTTCGATGCGTGTAAATTATCACCCGCGATGCAAGTCGTCGTAGACTTCGTCTTTCGATGGTACGGAAATTGACCCTTTGAAGCGTGAAAGATACCGCCGACTTCGCGGACAAACTTGTACGGGGCATTGGTGAAAGCACCCGAATCGACGAAGCAAAAGTCGACCGCGCGTCGCGTCCCTGTTGCATCGACGAATTCACGACTAAGCAA